GTTTATAGTAGCAGCAATAATAGGAGCAACTTCTCCAACTACGTCAGAAAAGAATTAGTATATTCATTCTATAAAATTAAAGCATATGAAACAACAAACAGTAGCAAACATCTTGAAAGTAGTATTAGTAATAGCAACAGCAGCATTCATAATATCAATGAGCAGCTGTAGCCCATCAGGTTATGGATGTAAAGGCAGAAGTAAGTATATCACAGGACACAGACCAAACGGATATGGTTATTAATTAATACAATCAATTAAACACAATGGGGCTCGGCAGAGCCCCACTTGTATCTTCACATTATAAAATTAAAACGTATGATTAAAAAAGAAACATTCCAAGCAACACAAGCATTAACACTTGAAAATTCATTCGGTGTAATTAAATCCGAAAACAACATCGTGTTAGAAGTAACAGTAGGTATCAATTCAGATAACTACGGTTGGTTTGAGATATTCGATGTAGAGTCTGGAGGTGAAGAGTGGTATGCTGAGGGTGGATTGGAGATTGAAGACAACATGATTACAGGTTACGACGGTGTATTTTCACTTCCAACACCTATAATTGATAAGCTATCAGAGTGGGGATATGATGTAAGTGAAGTAGAATAAACAAAACGGGGCGGGGCAAAGCCCCGTCCCTATATTCACATTATAAAATTAATGATTATGAATATGTTATAAAATTAATGATTATGAATATGATATTAAGCGTTAAAGAAAAATCAGTGTATGGTAATGTACTAATATACCCTAACAACTATACAGCAGCTGTATTCATTCAACTGCTAGGTAAAAAGACATTCACATCAACTGACTTAAAAATAATAGAGCAGTTAGGATATAAGATCGAATACACTGAACTGTAAATTAGACTAGGCAAAACACAACACGTATATTCACATTATAAAATTAATAATTATGACAAGTACAAACGTAATCAAGTTCATCGAATTGCAAAATGCAATCAACAATCAAATTAGCATGTACGGTGTAGCTGAAGATCAATTAGCAGACGAGCTCGAGTTCGTAGGACAGAGCCTGTCAGGCGATGAAATGAACGAGCTAATCTCATTCTATGAAGCAGATGCAAACGCAATGTATGATGGTATTGAGATGGAGTATGAGGATATCGAGTACCAGATAGTCAAATAATTAAAACACCTCAACACAGCAAGTCACTCACTACGGTGGGTGGCACTGCTGTAGTCGTATATTCACCGTGTTGATAAGTTAAATAATTAAAACAAATAGTATGACACCAAGACAATTCAATGAATTAAACCGTCAAGCAGACGTAGTGGTAACTCGAGTACAACGCTTCATCGAGCTACAAGCTCAAATTAACAATCAAATAGACACACGTGGTGAAGCGGATGGTGAATTAGCCGATGAGCTAGCATTACTGGGAGATCAATTAACACGTGATGAAATCAACCAACTGTATGTTCACTATCAAGAGAACGATACGGTGGGTGAGAAGGTGGAGGATGATATTGAGTGGGATGATGTTGAGTGGATTAACCCGTGGGCTAAATAAATCCAGCGCGCGTACAAAAATCTGGGGCCGGGTAACCGGCCCTTCATTCTCTACGGTACTATCGGGCCGCGCGCGGTTGATAGCGTCCCGATGGCGGGATGATCGCGATCTGCTCCCATGCCAATTGCGGTCCATCGACGGGGCGTGGTTGGGCACAAAAAAGCTATGGACATCCTCAACGCAAACACAATCTCTACCCATCGACAGTATATACTAATATACTTGGCTCCAAAACGCAATTCCAATTTCCGAAATAACCCCTTTGTAATAACTTTGCAAAATCCCAAAATCTCCTCTCGACACGTTTTTTTTGTATAGGCAAGGTATATACATTATATTCACTACATGACAACACTTGAATATATTTTATTCTATTTAGGAAATACATTATGGTTCTATGTAGGATATAAAATTGGTAAAAATAAAAAATGGAATTAGATATAAAACCAACAGACAAAGTTTGTGCCAATTGCGTTCATTTATTACGAATGATTGCTCTTGGACAAGGAATTAGATGCGGATATGAAGACGGAAACTACAAACCAGTCCCATCATTTAGACACACATGCGAAAACTTTAAAAATAAACACAATGATAAAAACACTATTTAAAATTGGAATTATTGTATGGTTAATTGCTTTGATTATCCAGATACACTCACTACGTAAAGATGTTAATGAATTAAAAAAATTCTATAATGTTGACACAGTCACAGTCACTATGTACACTATAGATCCACGTCAAACAGATAACACACCAACAATAACCGCTAGTGGATTTAACGTTGGATGGAAAAATCCCAAAAAACATAGGGTTATTGCTGTCAGCCGCGATCTAAAACAAAAACTAAAATTCGGTCAACAAGTACGTATTGAGGGTGCAGGCAAATACGATGGCATCTACGTTGTACACGATGTAATGAATAGGCGATTTAAAAAACGTATCGATATTCTCATCAACCCAACCGACAAACCAACAATGTTTAAAAACATAAAAATTTATAAGGTATGAAATCACACAAGGTAACATATTTTGTACAGTCAACCTCTTGTGAGGATTGTATGGAATTAATTATGATACACCGTAAACCCAAACCCAAATCCCTAATACGCCGTACTATGTGGCGCGCATGGTGGTTTAATTATGTTGAAAGCTACAATAAAAAATTAACCATAATACCCAGAATAGATGCCTAAAGGTAAAAACATGAAGTATGTGACTCCAGATGAATCACATTACTATATTAAATTAAATTATCATCAACACCATAAAGCCGATGCATTTACCTGGATAACAGGTGATGATGGCTGGGATCATGTATATTATCTCGCTAATGCTATATTAGATCCCACAGGTAACGTACGTCCTACTGAGTATGTTTATGTTCTCGTTAATAAGACTGTTCCCAATATGGTTAAGATTGGTATGACTACTAATACTCCTACCGAACGTGCTCGCCAAATTTCGCAAGCTACGGGTGTAGCTGTACCATGGGTACCTATTTTTGAGTATAAGTGTTATCGCTCTGATTTACTTGAGGCTGAAGTTCACGAACACCTTAAAGAACATCGTGTTAATATTCATCGTGAAATGTTTGCTGTCGATACATTTACTGCTCAACGTGTTATTAATGATCTTGGTTACAAATATTCTACCGCCTTATGGGATCATAAGGTTGATGGAAAGTAGTATATACGGATGGAAGTATAGGGGGAGGAGGTGGTTGGCATATCCTATAAAAACAAAATATTTATTAGCGCATAAAAAGCTCAAATAACTTAAAAATGGGGAAAACTTATAAATTCGCTGAGAAAGATAAAGCTGCTCTTTTAAATGGCTTAAAAAAAGCAGGCGTTAAAGTAGATAGTTATGAAATTAAAGATAATGAACAAAAAGGTGAATTTGAAATAACATTTTCAGAACCCGGCGAAGAAGAAAAAGCTAAATTTTTGTTACGTTCCTCCGACATTAATAAATTAACAGAAGTGTTACGTGGTATTATACGCGAAGAAATAAAAAGAAAATTTGGATCCTAGATTTCTTTTCCGTAGCTTCAACCTACGAGCGGTTTGGAAGGTTGGTTGGAAGGAAGAAAAATAAGAAAAACAGATGGGAACGGAAAGGTGCGTATATTTATATATAAACATATATTATGAGATATAAAAACAATGTATTAGATAAACTGAGTCAAGCCGACGCTCTAGTAAATCGTCTTGCTGTTCAATTAAATAGGAATATGAGTAAAGAAGAATCAATGGATACTCTTACTAGTTTAAAAGAACAAATTGAATCTACTCGTGAAATGGTTTCTATTGAATCGGACGATTTTGAACAACAGTTTAGACCACAATAATAATTTATGAATATAGTTATGTGGGTGATTATAGTTCACCTAATAGAAATAATTGTTCTTGCTGGTTATTTGTTAATTCGCAAAAATAACAAACTAGAACGAATAATAGCTGAACAACAGAACTATATTGATGCTGTTAGTATTATAATTCAAGATTCAGAAAATACTATTAAAGAATTAGACGCTCGTGGAGCATTTGAATCCGATGATGAGGTTGGTACTTTCTTTAAAAATTTAAAAGAAATACAAGAAGTACTAAACGGATTTAATACTCGTAAAAACTAGTTTGGTTCCGATATTTTTTGTTATTATATTATATAAACATTAAATATCATTATGTCAACATACTACGAAGAAGATAGTTCTGATTTATTTTTAGAACCACAAGCAATTGCCCTTAATAAGCGAGGTCAACCTCGTAAACGCAAACCTAAAGAACCTAGGATTTATTTTACTCTAGATACTGAAGAAGCTATTATAGAATATTTATCTTCTAATGATCAAAATTTTCGTAATCGCCTCTATAGTGATCGTATAGAGTATGCCTTTTATAAGCTTGCAGAAAACATAATTCATACCTTTAAATTCTACCATACAGATTCTGATACCATAGAAGAATTAAAGCATGAGGTCGTTACTTTCTTACTTGAAAAACTTCAGAAGATAAAGGTATGCTAAATGAATCTATTCGAGAAGCAGAAGATAAAGCAGATCCTGATAGCTTCATTGAACAATACATTCGCTATATAGATATTCATCTTTACACTTTATTTCCTAAACCTCAGGATGCTAAAACAGCAGATGCTATTGTTGAGTTATTTCGTAAACGGGAAACACTAGAAATATTCAATAAAAAAGCACTATACATTTATATCCGTGAAATAACAGATACTTCAACTCCTCATATTACCAGAATTACCAAAAAATTAGACACATTACGTACTCGGTTATTCAATGAATATTATCAACATGGATATATAAAGATTTAAGTACATATATTTATTGATAAACATAAGTCATGGCTAATTTTGACGATATAACCCTATTTGGTAGTACGTCATTATCCGATATATTCAAACAAATACACCGCAATAATAAGGATACTGACAAACAAATTAATGAGCTCATTGATGCTCTTAAACCCCTCGCATCATCTAACGCAGGGTCTGCTGTTATGCTTATGCCTACTGTTAAGGATTTAATTGATGTTAATGTAAAAAATAACGAACAATTAATCAAAATGGCAGGTATTGCACAACGAGCATCAACTAATAATGGTCCTTCTACCGCCGCCGATTTTTTTGATCCCTCTGAAATACAACAACTATTAGAGGAACAGCGTGCTGTACAGCAAGAAGGACAAAAGTTAATTCAATCAACAGAAACTATTCAACATCAAATTGAAAATAAGTAATGGTAACTAGAAATGGCTTTGCACAGTTTGCAGCAGATATATCTCGTGGATATTCTGTTGGTGGAAGCACATCTGCTGGTTTTTCATTAGTAGAAGTAGTAAAAATAGTGTTAGATGAAGGAGAAACAAAGGATGAAAAAGAAGCTTTTAATCTTGTAGGAGGATGGAATGGTATAGGAACTATCTTTTATAAGGGATATGCTGCTACTTCTAACTCTAACTCTAATGAAGGCGAAGATCCTACAGAGCTTTTAACAGCTGTACCTTTTGATTCTAATATAAAACATTATCCTCGTCCTGGAGAAGTTGTTTTAATAATAAGAGGTCCTTCTTACTTAGGCAAGACTGTAGATGATTTATATGGTAAATCATATTACTTAGGTCCATTTAATGTATGGAATAATTCTCAATTAAACTCTTTATCATCTATATCTCCAGGAAAATATTTTAATAATAATTCTGATATAAGACCTTTAAGAGCTTTTGAGGGCGATATTATAATACAAGGAAGAAAAAATAATGGTATAAGATTTGGTAGTACAATAGCTAATCTAAACGAATGGAGTGCTTTTCCTGCAGTAGGAAATGAAGGAGACCCTATTATGATATTAGTAAATGGGTACATAACTACTGATACTGGATCTTTATCTCCTAATATTGAAGAAGTAAATAAAGAAATGTCATCGATTTATATGACATCAACTCAAAAAATTCCTTTAAAACCAGATAGAATAGATATTTTAAATCCTAGAACAAAGCCTCTTCTTCCTCAAAATTATTTTAATGGGTCTCAAATAATCTTAAATAGTGATAGAGTTACTTTAAATTCTAAAAAGGATGAAGTAATGATATTTGCTAAAACTAATGTAGAAATTAGTACTAATAATATTATAAATTTAAATTCAAAAAAGAGAACCCATATAAATTCCCCTATGGTGTTTTTAGGAACTAAACAAAATGGAAAACTCCCCACAGAACCTATATTATTAGGAAATCAAACTGTTGCTTTACTTACTGATTTATTAAAATATTTAGGTGAATTAGGGAATGCATTAACTCAAGCTGTTTCTTCTCCATTAGGGGGACCCATCCCTACTTTAAATACTGCTGGACCTAAATTAGTTGGTGATTTAAAAAATCTACAAAATAGATTAAAGAATATTGTTTCTTCTAATACTTTTACTACATAATGAATAATATATCTAATAATATATCATCTCTTTCTTCTTCCCAATTATTAAATAATGCTAAAAGCCAGCTAAAAGGAAAAACTGACCAAATTAAACAATCTACTTTATCAAGAGTTAATCAGTTAAAACAAGAAATAGAAGATTTAACTAGAAGAAAGATTAATATTGAAAAGACCTATGGAAATAAATTTCTTCAATTACAAAAAGATTATGAAAATAGATCTATAACAGAAGAAGAAAAAAATCAAAAATATTCATTAATACAAAGCCAAAAAGCAGAAGAATCAGAGTTATTAAATAATGAAATTCAAAGAATTCAAAATGAAATTTCTGATTCTTTACAAGATGAATTAAAAGATATAAAAGCTGAAAGAAAAAAACTTAACAATCGTGTTAGTAAAAATGTAAAACAAATTGATAAGGGAGCAATAAAAGCTAATGTTTCAAGAAATATTCAAGTACTAAAAAATACAGTCAAAGATAAAATAGCTCCTATTGTTATAAATTTATTAACAAATCTTGCAATAGATATTATTAAAAAAAATTCTAGATTACAAGAGTTAGTAGATAAAACAAATGAAATAATAGATGCCGCTGATACTATTGAAAAAATTAATCAAGCTAGAATATTAAGAAATAATGCTTTAAATATAATAAATAACCAAGAAGTAAAAATAACTAGGATAAGGAATGTAATTAAAACAATACAAAGAATAATAGAAATATTAAATACTGTTCTCACAATAATTCAGCTTATTCTTAGACTTCCTTATCCATTTCTTATTCCTATTAAAATTAAACTCCAACCCACACTCCAAAGAATAACAAAAATATTAAATGAACTAAGTATAGGGCTGGCAGCTATAACATCAGTACTAAATGATATAATTGCTTATTTAGAGGATTTAAAATCCCAATTACGTGATTTAGGTACATTAATTGAAGCTAAAACAGCAGACCCAACAATTAATGCAGAACAATTTTTACAAGATCTTCAATTTAACCAACCTGATAATGTGTCTTATAAAGGGTTTAAGTTTGCAATTAGAGAAGAAAGTGGACCTAACGCAATAGTAGTAAAAGGATATAAACGTCGATATGCTGTAGCAATTGATACTAATAATGTAGACGTATTAAGAAGTGAATTATCATTTACACAAGACCCACAAGACTTAATAGATACTTTAAAAATAATAATAGATCGAGAAAATTTAATTGCTTAATATTTATTTATATGAATGTCAAATTATTTAAAAAATTAATTAGAGAAGCAGTAATTGAGGCACTCCATGAAGAATTACCGGATATTATTAATGAAACTTTAGCGAAACAAAATAAACAACCTATTCGCGAAGGTAAAACCTTTAATTTTACCAGTGCTGATGCTCAATTACCCGGAGATATACGTAGTTCATTAGCTGCTAAAATGGGTATGGAATTTGGTTTTCAACCACAACGTAATGACTTAAAAGTTATTGATGCTGTTGATGAATCAACGGGTGAAAAATTAAACCCATATTTGAATTTTATTGCAGATGCAGCGGCTAATATGACACCAATGGATAAATCAGGATTAAGAAATCTAGAATAAAATGCCAACACAACCTACCAGAGTTAATCCTTTAGATTTGCAAGGTAATATTGCAATTGGTGTGGCTTTGCCTTTTCAAAAAGAAGGAGTTTTTACAAGTACGTATAGTACTAAAGATCAAATTAAATCTAATATAATAAATGTTTTACTTACTGATAAAAGTGAACGTTTATTTAATCCTGAATTTGGATGTAATCTTAGAAGATTATTATTCGAAGGATTAACGGAAGATACGTATGAAAATGCAAAAAATGCTATATCAACAAGTCTTAACTTTTTCGTACCAGAAATAAATTTACTAGACATCGTTATAAAACCAGATGAAGATAATAATTCTTTATATTTAACTATACAATATTCTCTTAAAATATCAGGAACACCAGATCAAATAACAGTAGAACTTATATAAAATGGCCGATAATAATGTATCATATTTAAATAAAACTTTTAGCGATTTTAAGACTAATCTTATAAATTATGCTAAAACCTATTTCCCAACAACATACAATGACTTTTCAGAAGCCAACCCAGGAAATATGTTTATTGAAATGGCTTCTTATATAGGAGACGTATCATCTTTTTATACTGATACTCAATTACAAGAGACATTTTTATTATATGCTAAAGAAAAAGAAAATTTATATGCTTTATCTTACATGTTAGGATACCAACCTAAAGTATCTTATGCTTCTAATGTAATAGTTGATATATATCAACAAATCCCTTCTCAAACAATACTTGGTGTAAAAAGCCCAAATTATAATTATGCTGTTGTAGTCCCAATAAATACAATTTTAACTTCTACTAGCACAGGGGCTAAATTTTTAACATTAGAAGAAATAAATTTTAATGATGCTACTAATACAGAAATATCTTATATTAATTCTAATTTTTATTTACTTAAAAAATCAGTTACAGCTATATCAGCTGAAATAAAATCTACTACATTATCTTTTAATGCAACCCCTCAAAAGTTTTCTATTGCTAATATAATAGATAATAATATATTACAAATATTAGATGCTACTGATGTTCAAGGAAATAAATGGTACGAAGTACCATACCTTGCCCAGTCTTCTATATTATCAAAAGTTAGTAACCCTACATCAGGCAGTGATGGAGTTCCTTATTTGACTACTTACCAAAGAGTTCCTAGGCGTTTTGTATCCAGATTTTTATCAAATAATACCTTGCAATTAGAATTTGGAGCAGGAATATCAAACAAATCTGATAACAAAATTATACCTAATCCAGATAGTATACAACTAGGACTAGTACCAGGAACTTCTAATTTACTAAATCAATATAATAAAGCATCTGTATTTTTTACTCAAGAATACGGACTAGCCCCTACTAGCAATATTACAGTAAGATATTTAGTAGGAGGAGGAATTACTTCTAATGTACCTTCACAAGATATAACAAATATCCAAACATCAGGAATATATTTTCCTAGTGGAGTAAATCCATCTTCAGACGCTTTGGGAGCTACAATAATACAAAGTATATTATCTACTAATCCATTACCCGCTGCTGGTGGAAGAAGCGGAGATGAAATAGAAGAAATACGTAATAATGCTTTATATGCATATCAATCTCAATTACGCGCTGTAACTAGAGAAGATTATATGGTACGAGCTTTATCACTTCCTCCAAATTATGGCTCAATAGCTAAAGTTTATGTTACTCAAGATCCTGCTAGAGAAGAATTACAAACACCAACAGTAGCATACACTGAAGAACGTAATCCTTTATCTTTAGACATGTACATATTAGGTTATAACTCTACTAAACAACTTATAACGGCACCAACAGCATTAAAAAACAATTTATCTGCATATATTAACCAATATAGAATGGTTACTGATGCTATTAATATTAAAGATGCTTTTTATATTAATATAGGAGTTAATTTTGATATTGTAATACAAAGTGGATATAATAATAATGATGTAATAACAAATTGTATATTAACTTTAAAAGACCATTTTAATATAGATAATTGGAATATCAATCAACCTATAGTTTTATCAGACATAGTTTCTACTTTATTAAAAACAAAAGGAGTACAATCTGTAGTAAAATTAGAAATAATAAACAAACAGGACCCAACAGGAACAACATATTCCCAATATGCATATGATATTTCTGGAGCTACTCGTGGTGGTAATGTTTATCCTTCATTAGATCCATCTATATTTGAAGTACGTTACCCTGATACTGATATTCAAGGTAGAGTAGTACCATTTACAATCTAAAAGTTATAATCTACCATATTTATATGTAGTAATCATGTAATTATGGCAATTTATAAAATATTCCCAGAAAAATCTGCAACTCTTTATTCATATTATCCCACGCTTAATTCGGGATTAGACGAAATATTAGAACTTAGTACTTATAAAAGTATTCAAGGCACATATGAAATATCTCGTCCCCTTATTAAATTTCCTCAAAGCGAAATACTTGATGTAATTAACAATAAAGTAAGCGGAGCTAATTATGATGCTTATTTAAGATTATCTTTAGCTAATGCCTCCCAAATACCTTTAGATTATACTATATATTGTCACCCATTAGCAGTAGATTGGAATAAAGGAACTGGTAGATCTTCTAATTCTCCCATTACTACAGACGGTGCAAGTTGGGAATTTAAAGATTATTTGAGTGGCAGTGTATGGTTCACAACTAATTCTATCCCAGCAGGAACAACAGGTTCTTATAAGTCTGGTAGTACAGTAGGTGGTGGATTATGGTATACTGCTTCTTCTTATGAGAGTACACAATCTTTCACATATATTACTCCACTAGACATTAATTTAAAAGTAACTAATACTATATCGGCATGGTCTGGAAGTACAATATCTAACTATGGTTTTATATTAAAACACAGTAGTTCATTAGAATTTACTACAGCATCTAACTTTGAATTAAAATACTTCTCAGGTAACACTCATACCATTTACCCTCCATGCTTAGAAATAAGATGGAATGATTGGACATATAATACCGGTTCGTTATCTATAGTAGCATCACCTAGTATAGTAGCTACATTAGCTAATAATAAAAGTGAATATCAACAAGGATCTGTACAACGCTTTAGAGTAAATGTGCGTGACTTATATCCTGCTAGAGCATTTCAAGCTACTTCTGTTTATCTTAATAATAAAGCTTTACCAACAGCTTCATATTATTCAATAAAAGATTTGGATACTGAAGAAATTGTCGTAGATTATGACACTACATACACTAAAATTAGTTGTGATTCAACAGGTATGTATTTTGATGTCTATATGAATGGATTAGAACCTGAGCGCTATTATCAAATATTAATTAAAACTACAATAGCTGGAACAACATTAGTATTAGATGATAATTATTACTTTAAAGTTATAAGATAATGGCTGAAAATATACAAATACAAAAACAAGTATTTAATAAAAATACTTATCCCAAAGTAATTGACACTCAGTTTAAACAATTAGTTGAACCATCCACAGAAGAGGAAATCACAACTTTTACTTTAGATGATTTTTTTGAATTATATGAACAATTATTTTATCAAATTCCAAAAGAAGGAGAAATTAATTCCCATCAATATATTCTTGAAAGAGAAGCAGAATATTTAGGTGTAAATCTTAATCAAGATGATATTCAAGCTTTACTTGATGAAATAACTAATTTAAGACAACAAGTTTTGGACTCTCAATCCATTGTAACAGAAATAGAGACAACAACTACTAATATAACAACAACTGGACAATAATGGCGGATAATATAAAAATAGTAGGTAATGTATCTAAAACATCTACTCTTCCAAGATACTCTAGTAGAGATACAAATTTAATTTCTTCTACTATTCTACAGGAATACTTTGGAGGAAGTAATGATTATATTGAATATTATATATATGATTTAAATGGAAATTTAATTAATTTTAGTTATAATTATTTAAATTATAAACTCCCTTCTAATTCTAGCCTAAAACCAGGAACATCTACTCCTCCTAATACTACTGGAAATATTCAAACAACAGATGTAGGAGTAGTTTCAACTTTAGCTAATAATACAGGATCTTTATATCCTATAATTGAGATAGATCCTTTAACAGATATACAAAATGAAGGATTCTTTTCAGGAGATTTTATTGCTAAATATTATTTTTTTCAAAATAAAATATCTAATCCTAATAATAGAGCTCTTTTTGTTAAAGAAATATCTCAAGATAGAACAGAAGTAAGATTAGCTTCTTCTACATTAACAAATGAAGAAATAGAAAAAACAGCTTCTTCTTTAATAGAAAAAATAAACCAATCAGCCTATTATGTAGATTATTTATTAAATTTTGGAGAAGAAAAACAATATTTAGCAGTTAATATACTACTAAATACCAACCCAGAGGGTTATGAAATATTATTTAAATTATATCAACCTTTACCTCTAAACATACAAGAGAAAGATACATTATGGGTTGTTGAAGAAGTAGTATCTTCTTATAATTTTAATATTAATTTAGATAGTGAATTTTCTCCAACAACATCTTCATTATCTTTAAGAGGTCCTAATTTTGACATTAATATTGAAAATCAAGGTACTGTTTCTACTACATATACTAATTATCAAAATTTAATAAGCAATTTTCAATCATTACAAAGCTCTTCCTACCACAGATTATTAAATTTATTCAATTCTCAAAGTGCAGATATAAACATTAATTATGCTGTGAGTGAATCTTCAGATTTTGGTAATTTTGTATTTTTTGGATCAGCATATGCTCGCTTAAATAATTTTTATACTAAAGTTAAACAAATTGAAGATTACAACATTTTAATTCAGAGTTATACTTCTGATTTATCAACTAATCCTAGTTTACAAGCAGATATAAATTATTTCTCTTCAAGTATAAACACAGTAATATCTCAATTTGATGGTTATGAAAGTTATTTATACTTTGAATCTAGCTCATACGCTTGGCCTAAATCAGGCTCTTTCAAACCATATACCTTACTGTCTACAGGATCTTTAAATAGTATAGCATGGTATAATAACCAAACAAGTTCAGCTCAATATTATGACTCTATTAATCCTAATAATTTAGAATATGCTGTTCCTTCTTTTATAAAAGACGATACATTAAATCAACCATTCCTTACTTTTTTAAATATGGTTGGTCATTATTTTGATAATATTTGGATATATTTGAGATCAATTCCTGATATTAATAAAGCTAACAATAATTTAGAAAAAGGCATATCTAAAGATTTAGTATATGATAAATTAAAATCATTAGGAATTAAGTTATATAATAGTCAAGCAGGAGAAAATGTTGATCAATTCCTAATAGGAGCAAACACAGGTAGTAATATATGGAATAATGATTTTTCTATAACAAGTAGTTATTATTCCACGCAAAGATTTAGTTTCTGAAATATATAAACGTATTTATCACAACTTACCTTTATTATTAAAAACAAAAGGTACAGTTGAAGGTTTAGATAGTTTAATGACTATATTTGGTATTCCTAACAAAGATTATTATACAATAACGAGTGGATCTATTAGTGAATCCTTCTATACACCTACAGGTAGCTCTGTAACATCAAGTATATTGAATGTTAAAGAATATGGAGGTTCACTTAAATCTGGATTAGTAAAAGGATATAATAATGACAAAGTAAGAATTACATCTAATGAAATAGCAACAGGTAGTGTATTGTCTCCTATAATGAGCCTACAAACATATACCACAGCCTCATCCCAATTTAGAGATGATGATTTACATTATGTAGATATATCATTTTCTCCTCAAACTCAAATAAACACATATATATCTGGAGCTATAAGTTCTAGTAATGCTACTTGGAGTTTAGATGACTTTATTGGAGATCCAAGATACATGTATAGTTCATCTTATGATCTTTTAGATACAGAACGTAAAAAATACTACCAAGTAGGAGTTTCTGGGTATTCTCCATTCACAGCATCTGCTCTAGATTATAATGGATTTATTAGATTAATAGAGTATTTTGATAATGCCTTATTTAAAATGCTTGGTGATTTTGTTCCTGAAAGAACAAGTTTATCAACAGGTGTTACTTTTGAATCCCCTGTATTAGAAAGAAATAAAGCAGTGTATGCTAATCCTACTTCTACAACAACACAAAGTATTTACGAAGCAGACTACCCAGCATCCGGTATATCTTCTGATTATGGTCATTTTTATGATACTTTAGGAGATGATAAAAAAGCATGGTATGATGGTAATATAAGTGGTAGTTATATTGATGTATATGATTATTTTGAAAATAGTCATCCTAACCCTTATTTACAAGCAGATTCTTCTAGCTTTACAACTCAAAATATATATGAATTCCAGCATTCTGACTTTGATGTACTATTCAATAATGTTTCTAGAAGTGTAGAATCTTTTAATAGAAAAAAAATTGAATATGTTTGGGGAACAACAAGTAGTATTTTAATAACTCCTGAACTACAAGATTCTTATTTAAATCTTCAATCGTATAATACTTCTAGATATGAGGGATCTAAAACATATAGTTTAAAATATAATACATATACTAGTGCAAGTTTAATAGTTGATTACTCTATTCTTAATATAAGTTATAGCTTAATATCAAGCTCTTATGATTGGAATAATGTCTTAAACGGTGCTTTTATAGGAAATCCTTTTTATACAACATTATATTTAACAGGATCTGCTGCTCAACTAGCAAATATAGTAAATATACTAGATCAATCAGATTTAGATTATATATCTATTTCTAACCCAGATCCTTTTATTCCTAACACTGTTACGGAAAAAATATATAAAGTATATGTTTATTATTATAACAGATTTTTAGATCTTGGTCCTCCTATAATTGATATTACAGACTATACTAAACTTGCTTTAGCTCTATCACCAGCTCTAAAAACTGGATTTCCTCCTGCTGATACAGGAGAACAACCAACTATATCATCTGATTATGGTCCTGGTACTTTAAATTTAACTTTTTATAAAAATTATTTAGGAGATAAATCTTATGGTAAAACAACATCAATAGATCGTCAATCATACAAATTAGGATGGGTAAGAACTATACAATCTCAGAGTTTAAATTTTTATGAAAAAACAACATTTAACCTAAAATATCTAATTGACCCTAATTACCAAATCACAGAATTATCTTATAATAACCTTAATTTATTTGAAGTACAAAATATATTCAAATCAGGAACACCAGTAAGAGTATCTGTAACTAACGTTAATTCTCCTTCTAGTCAAGTTACTTTAGATGGTACTAAAACAATATTTAGAGGAGGATATAGATTTGATCCAATACTTTTTAGAGAAAATGGAGAAAGTTTAACTTTTACTTTTAACGAACCTATTAGTCAATCAACAGATTATCTTGGTCTTACTGCTCGTAGTGATTATTATTATCAATATGGTGCTATAGGAGGAAGTAATCATGGAGATCGAGGTTTAAGAGATTTTCAACAACCTTCTAATCAAGCACTTGGAGCTTATACTTATACTTCAAATGATTCTAATATTAATGTAGATATAGCTATAGCAACTAATAGGTATGACCAAAATCAGTGGCTTACTTCAAGAGCTTCTATTGCTAGTAGCAATTTAACTAATTTTTATTATCCTCCAATATTTCCTTCTATATCAGGATATAGAATAGGAAATTATGTTTATGAATTTGATTTTATAAAATTTCCAATAGTAATAAACAATGATGAACCAGGAACAGATACATATTCTAATAGCAATGATTATGTATATAAAGTTCCAAGAACAAGTACTAATTATAGAATATTTGGTCAAATTCCTTTTTATTTTGAAGGAGATGACACTCGTGAGAGATATAGTAATTCACTATTTAGTGGCTATGACCAATGGGGAGAAGGAGGGGTTGGCTTTAAAGTAGTAGCTACTGTTGAAAAAACTAATAATTTAGTAAATGGAACTTGGGAATTAGTAACAGCTTCTCAGTTAGAAAAAATATCTTCTGGTGGAAACGTAGCTAATCCTGACTCTAATACTATTTGGTGGGATGATAACGGTGCTTGGGGGCTTTATGAGTGTAAATTTAATACAACTGCAACACTAAATCAAGGAGACTATGTAAGGGTTAGATTTTACTTAATAGCCATAAGTAACATATTTGGAGCAGGGGATAATGGTAGCTATGAAGACCACCCAGGGGTGGGTAGATATTTTTCTTTTAGAATAGGGGGTGACGGACCTTTTCCTAATGCCAACTATACAAATGATAAAAAATCAATAATTACAATAGAAGATGGTAACACTGCTTATGAAATATATACTTACACAGGTAGTTATGATAATTCTAGTGGACCTTTCTTTTCAACTGGATCTGAACCTAACTCCCTTATACTTTCAAATGCCGCTGTTTCATATATAAACTCTGCTTCTATATTTACTCCTTCTTTAGAAACAGATACTCGAAATTATTATACTCAAGTAATAGATAATTTTGGAATACAAAAGTATGATTTATTTAGATTTGGCCCTTTCAAACAAAATAAACCATCTTATTATACAGTAACAGATATAAAAACAGGATTAAAAGGAGATATAACAACAATACCAGGAACTTTTACTGGAGGAACGGGACTTTTTGCAATATTTCAATTTTTTATTTATAGTTATTCCTATTATACTCCTTC